CAGTACCAATCTTCTGTGGTGTTAAATGACCAGCAGTAGATGTACCCCAGTTAGCAGCACCAGTAAGAATTTCTTCTGTTGGAGCGATTGGGTTGAACTCAGGAACTTGAATCCTTGTACCACCTTCGGTTGCATCTAATAATGCGTTACGAGTGATAGCACCAGATTGTAAAAATGCACTACGCTCTTTTATAGCTTCGGAAACGTATGTGCTGAGATTATTTCTCTTTACGATGTCCGCAAGAAGGACACCGCCCGAATAATTCTGAAACGGAGCAGCCATTCAGATTTACCTTAAATACT